ATCTGAAACATATACTTTACCATATGCTTGTAAGGTATTTGATAAAGCCAGGACTTGTCTTCATGATCACCAGGAAGAAAACCAATTTCCCTAGTAGCAACAAGAGACCTAACAATATAAACCTTGTCGTAAGGTGTTTTTGGATCCAAGACATCTTTAATTGCTCTATAAAGAGTGATGAATGTTTTACCAGTACCAGCACATCCATATGCTACCAGGTTTTTACCTTCATCATACTGGTCAAAAAACCTCTCTTGGTTAGGAGTAAGAGGTTTTATTTCCTTAATTAGATCTGTGTTAATTGGTTTCTTTCTTTTCATAACCCTACTACTCATCCCATTAGGATTAGTGCTTATACCTGAGTTTGCTTTTTTTCTTGCCATACTTAGAAACTATAATCACGGTTTTTAGTAACGTTAGCACCTGGTTGTCTAGATGTTCTATCTAAAACTTCATTCCATCCACTAGATGCTGCTTCTCCTGTCCACTTAAACTCTCTTGATTGACTAGCACAACCTTTTGACCAGTCCTTATCCCAATCAGGATTCTCTTTCTTCCATTCATCATATGCAGCCATAGTCATGGAAAGTTCTTTCTCTTCCCCAGTTTCTTTATTTTTTACAGGATATGTTGGCATAATAAGATAATATGTAATTTTATTTAGACCCACTCCAGAGCTTCCGCAATGGTAGGGAACTGTTCAGTAAATATCTTCTTACATTCATTAGCAATATCCATATGTTCTTTCTGGGTTCCATGCCCTGAACGAAGTTTGATATAATGAATCCAAGAACGTGCTGAACCAGTCATGTAGAGTCTTGTAGGAGTAGCAAGAGGTAATACAAACCTTGCACATTCTTTTGCTATACCATCCTCTAACATCTGATTATACAATGAAAAAGCAGAACTGAAAAGAGTCTCCATCTGTTTGTTCAAACTCTCTACTACTTTAGGATCAAGATCATCAATAGAATTCTGTCTATTCTTTGTATCCTGTCTCCTTAATTCAGGCAGTTCAATATTTCCCAAGAGATTACTGTCAGCATACCTCTGACTAAATTCCTGATAAGTAAAACTTCTGTGTCTTAATATTTGAGCTGCAAGACCTCTAGTAGTTTCTATTTCTAGAGTCATGAAAGCTTGTTCAAAGACGGACCAATGCCCGTGCTTGATGCAGTAACCTAGTAAACCAGCTACCTTTGGATTGTCTTGGTTTTTGGGATTGCTGACTCTTGCTACGTACCCCATATGCTTCTCTGCTTCTGGAGTTACGCTCACTAACTTCACTTTCATGTTGTTTCTTCTCAGTCTTTATACGTTTACGTACCATCTTAGCATACCTCACATCTTCTTTACTGTAAAGTTCTGGATGCTTTTTTGCTAACTTGATAATCCTCTTAGCTGCCTTCTTGTCCTTCATACTTGCTGAAATACGCTCTAAAATAATCGACTATGCCGCTAGTGGTGGATTGTTTTTGTGTCCACTCGTCAGCACATTCATATATGTCCTTGAGAGAGTATTTAGACTTAAGGGGATCTATATCCCCATACTTTTTCATGAGAACTTTAAGAGACTCTGCTCTGAGATTTAGTTTTTGTTCTGAATACTTATCCATCATCATCTTCGAAGACTTCATCATAATTGGTTGGAGGTGAAGAAAATGCATAATCCTTTTTCCTATCAGTGTAAGCATCTACATCAGAATAAACTTCTGATTCTAGTTCAGTAACTATATTCTTAAGGTCAAATAACAAAACCTTTAATTTTCCTTTGTCCATGGCTTTATTTTTATTTAGTTATTATAAGCATAAAAAAAGGAGGGGTCAACCCCCTCCTCCATTTAGTCTTAAAATCCCTATCAGACAGCAGTAAGAACACGCTTGTGTCCTTCGGAATCAACAAGGAATTTTACTCCACGGTAAATTTCCTGATGCTCTGATCCTTTAACTTCTCTGTTAGGACGATTCTCAGTGTCATAGATGACACCACGGTAAGTGACTTTTGCCATTGGGTTTCTCCAAAGTAGTAGGGTGTTTAATCCGTTCCTTTAGTCAACTTGTGCGTCCTGAAAACATCCTTCTACATTAGCTTTTATAACCTCAACAAGCGATTGCTTGTCTTCATCGGTTACATGTCTAGATCTTTTGACGTTGTTGATAAGATCTTCAGCGTCAGCACATGCAAGAGCAGTGGCTAATAATGGTGCAAAAGGTATCATAGGATGAACGATCCGTTCCGAGTCGGCTTACTTGCGACCTGAATGTATCAGGTTGAACGATTGTGTTAATATTAACACAGTTACTTTATTTAGTCAATTACTTTTGTATTATGTGTTACACTTTTTAACCTGTCCTATCCTCCATGACTTATAACCCCAACCTTTCATCTTATCTTGAATATCAGTTACTACTTCTTCAGGAACCACTAAACAATATCCAATTCCCATATTAAAAGTTGTTTTCATATCCTCTTCTAGAATATCACCATCACACATTATCTTACTAAAGAGTTCTGGTAAAGGCCATGAATTATAATCAACATCTGCAACCAGACCATCAGGAATACATCTTGGAAGATTCTCTGGAATACCTCCACCTGTAATATGTGCCATACCTAGGATAGGAAATTCATCCATTAATTTCTCAACCAATGACGCATAAATTATAGTTGGTGTAAGTAACTCAGGAGTTTCTTTAAGTGCTATCTTATGATGAAATAATAATCTTTCAATTAAACTATATCCATTACTATGAAGACCACTACTCTCTATCCCAACAATTACATCATCCTCTTTAATAAGTCTTCCATCAACTATCTCAGATTGTTCTACAATACCAGTACAAAATCCAGAAAGATCTCTAATCACATCTGCATATCCCATATGCTGTGGATGTTCAGCAGTCTCTCCTCCTAACAAAGAACAATAAGCACTATGACATCCAGACACAATACCTTCAATTAATGGTGTTAGATATTCCTGATTGAGTTTAGATGTACAAATATAATCTAAAAAATATAATGGTTTAGCACCACAAGTGATTACATCATTAACACACATAGCAACAAGGTCTATACCTATACCATGCATAGCAGACTTATCAGGACCACCACATTCTAATTGGGCAATCTTTAATTTAGTTCCTACACCATCAGCACCAGAAACTAATATAGGTTTCTCATACCCTAATGGCACACTAAACATTCCACCAAATCCACCATACCCACCAATCACATTTTGAGTATGAGTAGATACTATACGGTTCTTAATACTCTTTACAAAAGCATTACCTGCTTCTATGTCAACACCAGCATCTTTATAGTTCATAATAGATCATTATCATAGATTATTTGAATACGTTTTGCACTCTGACCTTTGGTATTAATAAAATTTTGATGTAGATAATCACCACCCAACTTCTTTGCTAGATATTCAATCTCATAAAGAATCTCTTTCTTCACATCATCAGATAAATTTGGCATTATAATTCAAATTCATCCCATGCTTTTTGTGCTTCTTTACTTCTAGTTTTTTTCTTACGTTTTTTCTTAACTGGGTTTCTTATTGTATCCCACTGATAAAAAGCAAACATACAAATTGAAGACCAAAAGAAAAGAGTCCACCAAAAATTACTCATCTTTCTCCACCTTATAAGGACATAATAAAGATTCTACAAGTGCTTTTGCAGATACATTCGCATTACACAACTTAGTCATCCAAATTCTTTCTTCTAAAGAAACTGGAACCCCATCTGTAGTAATCATTCTACAGCATATATCAGTTAGTTCCAAACGATACTTAGTACTTAACATCATTTCAAAGGTCTCCCATGCTTATCTACTAGGCCAAGTCTTTTAACCTGACCTAGATTGGACTTTTTAAATTTTTTAATCTTCTTATATTCTTTGATGAGTTTACTTACTTCATCTTTGGGGATGTTAACTTTCAACTCTTCATCTTTAAATCCAGATTTTATCTCTTCACTATCCCCTATTGTTTCGTCAACATACTGATTAATGACATCTTGAATTTCATCTCTGATAATATCGCTGACTTGATCTTCAAGGTCCTTATTCATGCTACTACTCTATCACCCCATTTAATATCTGGGAATGCTTGTGCTACAATACCTTGATTAATTTTAGGATACTTACGAAATAATTGCTTATCCTTTACAAGACAAAGTATATCTGCTTCATCAGGATGAAGTCCTTCAAGCATCTGAATGAACATTGTCTCTCTACGAATATTTGAAAGACTACTATTACCACCCTTCACAAAGTTATAAAGATTCTTCCACTCTCTACGTAAAGTAGTATGGTCTGTTCCAAGTGGTGCAGCATTCTTCTCATAAGGAACTACTCCTTCTGGAACCACTGACTCTATACTCTCATCAAAATTCCATATTAATATAGCAGTCAAAGCATCATTACGGTACTCTTCCAATACCTCAATCCTTTTACTAACAGATCTTTGAGCGTTTACTCTATCTAAGATCTCATGAACAAAAGGATTAGGTGGTAATTTTTCTGATGCTGTTGGTGATTTATTGACCTTTGGTTTAACTGCTTTCCTTTTAGTAGTTACTGTGCCAGAACCCATAACAGTTCCATCTGGAGTATCGTCAGTTGATAAATCAATTGTAGAAGTAGCCATAGTTATAGTAATTTTAAATTCAGTTTAGGTTATTTAGAAGGAAAAGTCAACTACCAAGGAACACCATTTGCTTCTGTTGGTGCTGAAGGATTCCATAGATTCACAAGACCTACATTAATATTATCTTTCATAGCATTAAGCTTAGTTGAACCAAGTTCAGTCTCTACCCACGAAATAACATTTGCTTCTGTAACATCAGCATAAGCTATCATAGGATCAGGTCTTACAGTCCCAAATCCAATAACTCTACTATAATCATAAGTTGCTATACCAACTGTATCAGACTTAGCTACACCAGTTAAAACAGCTCGAGCTTCAATAATAAATCCATCAGAAACTTCTCTCTCACAATTTTCAATAGTCCAAGTGAATGTGGTTGAAATTGCCATTAGTTTTTAATAATTTTCTTTTATTTAGTCTTCATCTAAATCTTCTGGAGTATTCTCAAACCTTAAAGCAATAGTCTCATCTGGTATGAGGTTACCATTCTCATCAAACATCTCAGGATGAACATTAACATTACTATAGTAAGATCTTTCAAGAGAATGTGTTCTTGCCATCCATCCTATCATACCTCCTACTAGAAGGGCTAAAAACGACACTACTGTTGTGAGCGTCAATGTTACTACTAAAGTTTCCATCAGGTTCCTCCTTTTTGAGATATCTTTTTTTTGAAATCCAAATGAAATTCAAAGTAAAAATGTATCTCTCTATTCCAGAGAGCAACCATATTACCAAACTTCACCTGAAATGTTCTAGTGAGCGGTAACTTCCTCCTTTTATTTCTAAGTAGCAACTCTACCCCTCTATTCATTTTGAGAGGAGGTTCATTACTTTTGTTTTTATTTAGAGGTCTTTTTCCTCCTTCCGCGTCTTTTGTCACGACTGTATCTCCATGCATCTTCAAGGATTTTATAAAGGTAATTTCTTATCTTCCTTGCTTTGGGTTTGGGAATGTGATGATAGGCTTCTCTCAATTGTTTATGATTGCTATCAGTTCCCCCTTTTATATACTCATCCAATTCTAACACAACTTCACTAATTTGGGCGGCAGTAGAACTTTCTATGAATTCATCAACCTCACTCTTAAGTATCTTCTTCACTTGCATATATTGATAAAAATCAATAACAAACTTCCCTTCAAACGCTAACTCAATAGCCTTCTCCACATCATAGTAGGTTTCCTCATCCCTCATCTTAGACCAACTTGTTTTCTTGCAGGTATTTAACCGTTTCAGTACATCCACCCAACTTTCTCCCATTCATAACAACTTGAGGAAAGGTAGAACCACTCCCAAACTCACCAAGAAATGCTTCTTTATTGAACTGTTTGTCCAATTTATAAACAACATGATTGAGTTGAGCCAACTCTAACACCCTAACCACTTTGGTGCAATAGGGGCAGCCTTCTTTAGAATAAACAGCGAAGTTCATAGGTTTATTTCTCGTAAGTGAATGTTTTCTTCTTAATCTTAGTATCAAACTCACCAGTTCTACCTGGTTTCATCTTTCCAGTCTTCTCATTCTTTCCTTTACCAGGCCAAGGTGAATCATTAGTTCCCTTAAGGGTTGCACTTCCACCCTTCTTTCTCTGAATCAACACAGAGTCTTGGTCATATTTCTTACCAAGTTTGTTTACTATCTTCTTAAACTTCCTCTTACTCTTCTTACCAGAACTAACAACATAAGACCTTTCTCCTACCTTCCTTTCCTTCTTAGTCCCTTTATCTTCTGTATATCTGCCACTAACTTTAGTAGGACCTGGCAATCCAGAACCCCTAATATCCTTCTCCAACTGCTTAGAACGTGCCTTATTCTCTTTCTTAGACTTAGTACCCCTTTCTGCTGAAACTATTGCTACAGCACCCTTCTTGGCCTTGCTGGCCAATCTGGTGAGACTACTCTCATCTAGAAACTCTTTGAATGTCTTCATCCCTTTAGTTCTATTTGAAATATTTATTTATTATCTTTGCTTCTATTCAACAAAGTAATAAACTTATCTGCTGCCCATGTTCCAGCAATACAGACTTGTATATCATCGCCATCATTCCAGACAGGTGTACCATCCTTCTTCCTCATATCCAGAGCTTTCTCTAGATCATCAATTATCTTTTGTGTTAGTTTCAATTTGTTTTCTCCAATGTTCAATAAGCAGCTGGAGTTCTTTTATTCTCTCCTCTGCTGTAGATATTTTTTCTTCTAGATGAATCATTAGTATTTTTTCCTTTTAATTATAATCCTATCATTTTCATAATCAACAGAAAATTCTAGAACAGCATCATGATCCCACATAAGTTCTTCATATAAGGCATTAAGCCTATCCATATCTTCATAAAGATCATTGATATGGTGATGGTCTTCCATAAGGTAAGATATTATTAAATTATGTATATCGATTAAAAAGGAGGGTTTTATCCCTCCTTACAAGATATCATATTTAGTTCCTAAGTGTCAACCAATTGATTTAGCAGACCCACTCATAGCATAATCTGGATATGCTTCCATACCATGTTCACTAATATCAAGTCCTTGATTCTCTTGTAGTCTATTAACACGAATACCACCAAAGGCAGCACCGATTACTTTCCATGTAACGTAGCAAGTAGCTACAG